CTCAGTTGCCAATGAAAGGAGACAACTATGCCATTTGATTCACACATCCTTACAGCAGATGAACTGCTGCCCGAAAATCTGAACTTCCCTGTGGAGTTTGAACCCACCAAGGTGGCGGACAAGAAGTACGTCATCAACGGTAACACCGGAGACTATCTTGGAGTCGTCGGTAATAGCTTCAAATGCGCCAACCACGGTGACTTCTTCGTGGGTGTGCATGACACCATCACGGAGAACCTTGGCGAAGCAGAGTGCGAGAGCATGAACATTCGCTTCAAGACTGCACGTAACAACGCATGGGCTATGGCTGACATGTCCCTGCCCGAAGTGACTGCACGTATTGAGTCGGACAAGCACAGCACCACGATTGCGCAGCGTATCATCGCCCTGCATGGGGTGGACGGTAGCTGTTCCAATCAGGTGTACTTCGGTGCCATCGACTTCTTCTGCACCAACGGTATGATTACCGGCGAGTACGACGACATCCGCAGGAAGAACACCAGCGGGTTTGACATGGACAAGTTCATCAAGGAACTGAAGGGTTCGACACAGGCATTCTACGCACAGTCAGAGCGGTTGCAGCGGTTCGCAACCAAGACACTCTATGTCGGTGACGTGAAGGCCATGCTGGAATCCCTGCTAAAGTCAGACCGTGTGGCAGAGAAGATGCTTACCTTGTACAACCAAGAGGCTGCAACCCGTGGGCAGAATGCTTGGGCATTGTATAGTGCCTTCACTAACTACGCCAGCTACGCCGACGAGCGTAATGGTTTCGGGCTGCGTAACACTGGCAAGGACACCAACGCCATCACGATGTTCCGTCGTGAGAATCAGGCTGCACAGTGGGTGAACAGCCGCGAGTTCAAGGAGTTGCTTGCAGCATGAAGACAGTCGAAGACTTAGTATTGACATACTATTCTTCCAACGATTTCAGTATGTTGAGGGACAAAACTAAGAAGGACTATCAATACTTCCTCAACATACTGGTCGGTGAGTTTGGCTCTGTCGAGTACGACAAGCTGTCGAGCAAGCAAGCCAAACACGCATACGAGGAATGGGTGAAGCGTGGCATCACGTTTGCGAACCACGTATGCACTGTGTCGTCGTTGCTGTATCGCTACGCCATCGACATGGAGTATGCGTTGGTCAATCCGTTTGCCAACATCAAACGCAAAACTGCACCACAACGTAAGGTGGTGTGGTCAGAGGACAACGTGCGTCAATTCCTTGACACTGCCTATGGTCAGTTTGAGTGGCGCAGCCTTGGCCTCATTATTCACATGGCGTATGAGTGGTGCCAACGGCTAGGCGACATGCGTCTGCTGCAATGGGACAACCTCGACATGGATGACCGCAAGCTGTACCTTGAACAGAGCAAGCGGAGGGCAGAAGTGTGCCTTCCAATCGAAGATGACCTGTACGAGATGCTTGTGCAGCAGAAGGAAGACTTCGGCTTTCAAGCCTACGTGGCACCGCGTGTGATACCTGTAGGGGGTGAGTACCACCCATACAGCATAGAGCGTCTCAGCAAGGCTGGTAGGGCCGTTATGCGTGAAGCTAATCTGCCAGAGGAGTTACGGCTGATGGACTTACGTAGGACAGGCACGACACAGATGGTCGAGGCCGGTGTACCTATGGGTCAAATCATGTCTGTGACAGGACACAGTAACCCGCAGTCAGTGAAACCGTACATGAAGAATACGTATGCCAGTGCAAATAGTGCATTGACAGCACGTAAATCGCATGGTAAAAGCACTTAACTGCCGACAAGGAAAGTGATATATACATGGATAATATATATAACATTGTAAGTGATATGGACGTACCCGTGGGTATGACCAAGCGTGTTGCTTGTCCCAACTGTGGAGAGAAGACATTCACAGTGACAAACAACATGGGTTCGCTTCTGTGGAACTGCTACCGTGCATCCTGCGGTATCAAGGGTGGCACACGTGTCCGTATGAGTGCCGAAGATATTCGTGCTGGCTTTGCCGGTGCCGATGACTTCGCCAAGCAGGACACGTTTAAGCTGCCCGACTACATCGTGCCACACGATTGGAACGTGGCAGAGATTGCGTGGGAATTGTACGAACTGGATGCAGAGCAGCTTGGCCTGATGTATGATGTGAAGGAACACCGCATGGTATTTCCTATCGTACACGACGGTAAGGTTGTCGATGCTACAGGCCGCTCACTTGGCAAACGACTACCCAAGTGGAAGCGGTACGGAAAAAGTGGCTTGCCATACACATCAGGGTGTGGTAAAGTCGCCGTAGTTGTTGAGGACTGCTTGAGTGCAGCCGTTGTTGGTTACGGCACCTTTGTCGGGGTTGCGCTTCTAGGCACGTCTTTGCAAGAGTCGCATAAAAGGTATCTCTCGCAGTTCTCAACAGCAATCATTGCGCTAGACCCCGATGCGCTACCCAAGACTTTGCAGATGGCAAAGGAACTACGAGGACATGTGAACGATGTTCGTGTCCTTCGACTAACCGACGACCTCAAATATCGTAACCCGACAGATATGGAGAACCTTCATGGAATTATCAATCATTAGGAGCCTGATGGACAAGTCCTTCTACGATGACCATCGTGGCTCGAAATGTCCGCAGCGTCTGTTCAGTAAGGACGTGCGGAAAATCAAGCAGTCTATCGACACTGCTATGGACAGGTACGAGCGGAGTGTTACACCCGACGAGATTGAAGCCCTGTTCATGTCGGACAACCCGACACTGACTACTGCGCAGAAGCAAGCATACTCTAGCCTGTTCTCGCAGATTAAGCGGGAGAACCCGATGGGCAGCGACGTAGCACAGGAAGTGCTGTCCAAGCTGTTCCAGCAGGTCGTTGGCGAGGACGTAGCAAACATTGGCTTTGATATGGTCAATGGTGATGCGGCCAGCCTTGAGGCTCTGCGCAACTTGCTTGAGCGTTACGGTGACGACTTCATCCCCAACCTCAATATTGAGTGGGATGACATCAGCATTGAGACACTCATGGCGAAGGCTGAACTTGAGGCACGTTGGACGTTCAACATCCCAAGCGTGGCACGTAAGGTCGAGGGTGTGTCGGGCGGTCAGCTTATCGAAGTTGGCGCACGTCCCAACACAGGCAAGACATCGTTCCATGCCAGCCTGATTGCCAGCCCCGGCGGGTTTGCACATCAGGGTGCCAAGTGCATCATCTTGTGTAACGAGGAGCCTACGCACCGTGTCGGCGCACGTTACCTTACGGCAGCAGCAGGTATGTCTGCTCGTGAGGTGCGGGACAACATGTCCAAGGCACAAGCACTGTATGCTCCTGTGATGAACAACATCAAGATTAAGGAAGCAGGTGGTCGTGACATGGCATGGGTTGAGTCCGTATGCAAGTCATA